CCAACAATGAATGTTGAGTTTAGTCAGGCTAACGTGGTTAATTTTGCACCTCTAATTAAAATATTTGGTACACAAAAATTAATTAATAATGGTACGTATAATGAGTCTTCATTTACAACAGCAATTAATGACTATTACCAAAGTAAAAATTTATTCTTAAATAATACGTTAACTCAATTGTTTTCAACACTTCAAAAAGATTTACCAAATGTCCAACAAACAAATGAAAAACCAATATTATCGGCTGTTGATGGTGTACAAACAAAAATAGAATTTTGGGAAACTTTTAAGGCTTTTAATGACAAATGGATTGCAGGTAGTAACTACAAAGATAGAACATTATTCCAAGATGTTTTATTTTTAGATAGAGCCAATAGAGATATTGGTGATGCAGTTTATATAGACATTTTTAAATTAAAAGATTTCTTTTCAGGAACAACATCTTTAGATACAAGATGTATTGATTTTATAAGTAGAATTATTGCTGATAACCAATTCCAAATGATGCCTATGCCAGCATACATTAATTTTTGGGGTGTTGGTGATGTAAAACAAGGTGAAACACCAAACGCTCAACCAACAAATGATATGGCAAATTCATTGTTTGGTACTTTCTTAGATGTTGATTATAGATATGCTTCTCCAAAGTTTGTTTGTTATTATGCTGGAAAACCAAGTGAACATTTGGACATGAGAGAAAATCCTGAGTATAGATGGAAAACAGATGCTTTTGATTTTGCACCTGCTAGAATGCCATTAATTGATAAATTACAAGGAAAAAAAGATTGGGCACAATCAAATAGAGTTGTTGCGTTTAATGTTGATTTTGGAACACGAAATCAAAGTATGTTTTATAGTATACAATTAGACCAAAACTCTGCTGCAGCAACAACTGAAGGTAATAGAGTTATAACAGATGCCGCAAACCAAGCTGGTGGTACAAGGTCAAATACACAAAATGTTAGTTTGTATAACTTATATAAAACTAGAAGTTATGAATGTAGAGTTGAATCTATGGGTAATGCTATGATACAACCTACAATGTATTTTAATTTACGTTATGTTCCAATGTTTAGAGGACCTTATATGATTCAATCTGTTGAACACTCAATAGATGCTGGACAATTTAGGACATTTTTTACCGGAATTAGAATGCCTTTGTATTCATTACCGTTAATAGAACAACAAATTATGACACTTAACACTAGTTTATTGGCGGAATTAGTTCAAGAAGTTAGGAGACTTAAAGAAACTGCCACAACAACGGCACAACCAGCAGTTAATATTATTACAATTGGTAACGGTGTTCAAACAAATGGTAAAGTTACTGCGTCAGCACCTGTTGAATGTCTTAAAGATATTCAAGCAGCAAATGTTAAATATCAAAAATATACTGGTGTTGAGAATACAATTCAAAGATTGTCTTATGGTGACATGGCAACATTATTAAAAGATAATGTTAGTTCTATACCAACTAGAGCGATGATATTTTACACATCATATTTAAATGGTCATGATGATAATAATTTTGTTTCATTTAATTTTGATTTAGGTGGTACTCCATTAGGTGGATTACCATTCCCTCAAATATCTTATGGCGGTAGAGAAACATATTTTACAAAAACATTTGCTTGTAAAACAAACCAAGCTGGAGCTACACAACCAGTCGCTGTATTCACAAGTTTTGAAAACTCAATAAACTTTATGGAAAATTATTATTTTAATAAACAAGCTGGTGTTTCAAAAAGTTTAATTAATGTTGGAACTAATAAATGGGTAACAAAAGATGATTATATTTTAAGTATGGTGTCAACATGGCTTGGATGGTGGCCAACAAAACGATTTAATAATTTACAAGAAGAACAAACATTTATCGCTAAAAATAAAAATATGATACCTGATTTAACAAAAGCTGCGTCTGAAGTTGTAGAATTAATGATAAAATTTAATCTTGTAAAGTTTTAAGATATTTATATAAAAACTATAGTTATGAATATTAAACAACATTTAGACAATTATCTTGGTAAGAATACAAGATATACCGAAAAAAATGCCGGAAATGGATTTACCGAAGTGTGTGATTTGGACACAGGTAGCTGTTACACTGTTAGAGATAGAGATGGTCTTATTGAAAGAGTAGACAACACTTTAAAAACTAATAGAAAAGTCCAAGTTGAAACACCACAAGGTTTTAAACAATTATTAAATGGTTAAAAAAATGGGAATAGACATTAAAATAATTCAAGAGATTAAGAGACACAACTCAATTAATAACTACATAATGGAGCAAGATGCCTTGGGAGATGTTCCACCTGCAGACCCAACAGCGGCACCTGCACCCGACGCTGCAGCGGCTCCTGGCGGAGACCCAACATTAACAGCACCACCAGCATCACCTGAAGTTATTGATACTGCAACAGACACTGAAGTTGAAAAAATTGATAATGTCGGACAAAGCGAAGAATCAGATGATGATTCTGGCAGTGAAGAATTGGATATTACAGATTTGGTTAATTCACAAAAAAATGTTGAAAGTAAACAACAAGAATATTTTGACATGATGTTCAAACAAATTGAAGGTCTACAAACCAAGTTAAATGCTATGGATGATGTATTCAACAAATTGAACAGTATGGAAGAAAAAATTGAACAATACAGACCAAAAACACCGCAAGAAAAATTAGAATTAAGAAGTCTTGATAGTGGTCCGTTCAACCAAAAACTTTCTGATTTTTTTGATGACAAACAAGATGACATGGAAAAAACTGGTAAGAACGAATATGTGTTAACATCCGATGATGTTGAAAACATTGTACCTTCAGATATTAAAAAATCATTTGATGAATACGGTGCTGAACCCACTGGAACTTCATTTAAAATGGGTTGATTTTTAACAACTTTTTACTATATTAAAGGGGTCACGTTGTGGCCCTTTTTTATTTGGCGAAATGATTTGACGAACAGAAAAATAACAACTATAATTTATAAACTAACAATCTAATTAAACAAAAAACATGATGAGTTCACTTGACGCAGTACTTTCACAGTACGAAAAAAACACACAGTCTTTCGGAGACTCTAACCGAATGTCCCAAGAGGAAAGAATGAAAAAGTATTTTGCTTGTATTCTTCCACAAGGGCAATCTCAAGGACAACGTAGAGTACGTATCCTTCCTACACCCGATGGTTCTTCACCTTTCAAAGAGGTTTGGTACCACGAATTACAAGTGGGTGGTAAATGGCAAAAATTCTATGACCCAGGTAAAAATGACAATGAGCGTTCACCTTTGAATGAGGTTCACGATGAGTTGATGTCTACCGGCAAAGAGTCAGACAAAGAATTGGCTAAACAATACAAATCTCGTAAATTTTACATCGTAAAGGTTATTGACCGTGATGCTGAAGACGAAGGTGTAAAGTTTTGGCGTTTTAAACACAATTACAAGAATGATGGTATTCTTGACAAAATCATTCCAATTTGGAGACAGAAAGGTGATGTAACTGATTCACAAAAAGGTAGAGACCTTATTGTACAGTTGGTTAAATCTAAAACTCCTGGTGGAAAAGATTACACAACAATCCAAACTATTATGCACGATGACCCAGCACCTCTTCACGAGACTGCTAAGGTTATGGAAGAGTGGTTGGCTGATGAGTTGACATGGAATGATGTTTACTCTAAGAAACCTGTAGAATATTTGGAAGCAATCTCTCGTGGTGAAGAACCTCGTTGGGATAGTGAAACAGGTAAATACTTGTATAGTGATTCAGGAGATATGATGATGGGTGGTTCTAAATCAGCACCTGCGGCTCCTGCTGACCCACAATTATTTGACGAACCTGCTGAGGACTTACCGTTCTAATAAAACAAAACATCATGTATGGTATCTTGTATGGTACCATACATGATTAATTTATAACACATATGGCAATCAAGAAAAACGATTTTAATTCAGTAAAGAAGAAATTCTCAACTTCGGCGAAGTATAAACCACAAAGATACTTTGACTTGGGTAAAGATTTCTTGGACGCTGTAGGACTACCAGGACCCGCCATAGGACACTTGAACATGTTCTTGGGTCACTCTGATACAGGTAAGACAACGGCTCTCGTAAAGGCGGCTGTATCAGCTCAAAAACAAAACATTCTTCCCGTGTTCATTATTACCGAACAGAAGTGGAGTTTTGAGCACGCAAGACTTATGGGTTTTGATTGTGACGAAGTGGTTGACCCCGAAACAGGAGAGTTAGATTGGGATGGATTTTTCATCTTCAATAACAATTTCTCTTACATTGAACAAATCACAGATTATATTAATAGTTTGTTAGATGCTCAAGACAAAGGTGAATTGGAATATGATTTATTGTTCCTTTGGGATTCAGTAGGTTCAGTTCCTTGTAAGATGACTTACGAAGGTAAAGGTGGTAAACAACACAACGCAGCGGTTCTTGCCGACAAGATTGGAATGGGTATCAACCAACGTATTTCAGGTTCTCGTAAATCTGATTCAAAATACGAAAATAGTTTGGTTATTGTTAACCAACCTTGGGTTGAACTTCCTGACAATCCATTCGGACAACCAAAGATTAAGGCAAAAGGTGGTGAAGCAATTTGGTTAAACTCATCTTTGGTATTCTTGTTTGGTAATCAAAAAGGTGCGGGAACAAACAAAATTTCTGCAACAAAAGACAAAAGAACTGTTAAGTTTGCAATCCGTACAAAAGTTTCTGTTATGAAAAACCACATCAATGGTTTGGGATATGAGGATGGAAAAATCATCGTAACACCACATGGATTCTTGGCAGGAAAAGACGCAGCAGAAGAGAAAGTATCTATTGAACAATACAAGAAAGAAAATGCTGAGTATTGGAAAGAGATTATTGGGGCTGATGGAGATTTCAGCTTGTTTGAGGAAAAAGAAAGTGAAACAGTATAAACAATAAATTGTGAAGACACTCTTAGTAGATGGTGATAACCTATTTAAAATTGGATTCCATGGGGTCAGAGACCTCTTCGTGGAAGGAAACCATATCGGGGGTGTCTTTCATTTTATCAATACCCTCAGAAAACAAATTGATGAACACAACTACGACAAAATTATTGTCTTTTGGGACGGTGACGACAACTCTGCCGTTAGACGTAAAT